TGTTTTAATTCTTAATCTTGATTTATTCTTCGCTTCATCTATTATTTTTTGCATTTTTGGAGTTGTTTTACCTGTTTCGCTTTGCAGCTTTCCCCAGTTTCCTAACACTCCTTTGGCTGTTGACGATTCACCCATAACGCCTGTTCCGGCTTCTAATATGGCTCTTGCTATCGCCGCCTGAACAGCCTTTAAATCGGCGTCGAATCCGACGCCTCTTGTCTGTTGTTTTAGCAATTTTAGTTCCTGTTGTAATCTCATCGACGATATTGCCGATGAGGCGAAGTCTGGTGTGGGGGGCATTGCCCCCCCGGATGCTCTTGCCCCTGGTCCCCCCGTTCCCGATAATATCGGGTTAAGACCTGCAGCCCGCAGGTCTTTTACTTCGTATTGATGTGCTGTTGTTGCCATTTCTCTTTGAAAGGCCATTGATCTCTTTGCAGATCTCCTACCGAACTTTCCACCTAACAAGCTCCCACCAACCCCTATTAAGGCCGACGCGGTTATTGGATCGACTGGCATCAGAAGTGGTCTATCATGCCCGGAACGCCGTATAACGGCATCGGGCGAGCACACCTAAGACTAAAATATACGTCTAGGATGAAGTGGGGCTCTGATGGGACCGCTATTATGCGGTCTATTGGTGGGTTGTCCTCTATGAAAAGATCGTTGAGTACGGGCAAGCTAAGGAAGTTCTGTGATAGGTGCCATGCATCCAGTGTTACTGGATCATTTGACCTTAATTTTCCGCATATTTGCCCTGGTCGAAATCTATATTCGCCATATCGTTCTTGGAATCCCCATGTTGCCTCATCGGCTATTGGGTCTCCTACTCCCTGGGCGAAGATTTCTTTATTTTTTACGGCTTGTTCGCCGATATGTGATAGTGCAGGCCAGTAGTAGTCGAATCTTGTTAATCGACTCCACATTCTATTTAGGCCCTGCTGGTATGTTAAATCGGCCCTTACGGATATAAAGCCGATTATTGTTACGTGTTCTGTGAAGGATTTAGTAAATCCATGATTATTGAATTGTCCAACGCCTACGCCTGCCAGGTTACCCTGGGGAGTTAATGCCGTTTGAACGTCTGTTGCTGTAAATCCCGTTTGTGCTATTGGTGTTATGTTTATTGGTGTTGAGCCTCCGCCGAGATATTCCGGTCGGGTAGCTCTTAAATCCGGTGATGTTACTCCGAAATGTGCCTTTGTGATTTCAATTAATCTGGTTCCGCCACGAGCATCTCGTTCTAGCAGTCGCTGAACTTGGAATGATTGTCTTAGCTCGTTTATTGTTGCTGCTGTCGCCGCTGTTAAGTCTGTTTTTAGCCCTGACTCGGTTCCCCAAGTGACGAAATCGTCTACTAATGGGTTTCCTCCGAGTATTAACTCGTCGCCGGCAGTTCCGGCAACACTTATGTTTTGGTCTATTGTCACACCACTGTTCATTTTAAGAACTTGGTCATTAGTTACTACCGGTGCCTCCGTTCCTAACGGTAATAGCACCGGATTCCCTTTTTGTGGAAAAGGGAGGCTAGAGGTAAAATAGTCATGCCTTTTTCCTCGCCTTGTTAGTTTATATGTTGATTCTGGATCTGGTCCGTCTCCCAGCGGCACCGGCAGTGAGTCCTGTAAGTTTTGGTCTCGGTACCACTCGTTATATATTAAATTTATGGCCCTTAATGGCAATGCCGAGTGGGTTATTCCCTCGATTAGTGTTGGTATTCCTAGATAGTCGTATAACCCCTCATTGGGGTATCCACCTACTGGTGAGACTATCTGCGGTATTGTAAAGTCTGTTGAATCTGTTGGGTTTGTTTGTTCTCCCATGAATTTTGCCCAGTTGTCCCATATTAATCTGTTGGGACATGCGAAGAACTGGGTTTCAATTATCATATTATCCATGGTCGGGAATATTGGTGTTGATAACCTTGCTAACGCTGCGGTTTTTAGTGTAAACGTGTCTCCTGGTAGTCCTTCGTCGCAGAAAAATGGAATTAGGAATCCTCCGTCAAACGTACATTTGTACGGACTTGATCGATCGAAGCTTGATCTTGGTATTTCTGCTTTTGGGACTTCACTGAATTGATGTTGGGAGACTGATTTTCTTGACGTTGCTGGCGTATGATACATTATTTAACCTCTTTTAGATCGCCCAATTCTGGGTCTGTAAATAATTGCTGTTGATCTGGATCGAATGGTGTTACCAATTCTATACCAATTGCTAGTGCCATGGGAATTGTTGTTTTTAATTTTGCTTTTTCATCGGACCATGAGCCGATGTTAAATAGTGTATAGTCCTCGGGATGTTTCCCGAATTGGTGATTAGTGTCATTGACACAATCTGCAAATACTCGGATGGCCATGCCATCTTCGTGGAGAAAGAATGGAGTGAGGTACGCTTTGGCTTTACTATCATAAATTGTGAAGATTTTTTGTTCCATATTCATTTCCTATTTTGATTTTGGGTCTGGGCTTTTTTACAGACTTCCCTAGTTATAAGTCTTTTGAGCGTGTTATCTTTGATTTGTAATTCTGCGAAATGTAACCTTCTTTCTTTAATTTTTCCATAAAGTTGTGGGTTCTCTCGTTCAAGCTGAATATCGTAGTATTTTGGGGTGGGAACATGGTGGTAGCTATTGCTTGAAAGTACAATGACGTCATCTGATGGAAAGACGTCCCCTTTATATTTATCCCACCATTTTTTGCCGATGCCGGGTTTATTGGACATCGTTGAGTACTCTTGTTGAACTGGGTAAATTTCGCCGGTAATCTCGCATACTTTTTTGTAGTGCTCATCTTTTTTATCTCCGTTGATTTTCTTTGTTATGTAGCGGGCAACATAGCCCGCGGACTTAAGAGTTAAGTCCATTGTTGTTACGAATCCCTTGCCCCATATTTTTTCTAGTTTTCCCGATGTGTATATATCGCCTGTTGTTTTCTTCTCGAATATTTCTAGATCATCAAATTGATGATTGAATATACAGGCGTGGTAATGGGGTCTGCCTAGTTTGGATTCTATTTGTGGTTTTCCGATATCTTCTTCTAGTTCGGCGTACTCGCCGCAATGATAGAATCGGATTTCTTTATTTAGACTATGCCTTAGCTTTTTCATAAAAAGCGTATAGTCTTTTTTTATTAGTGTTCCTCCCGGTGGGAGGTTTTGGTCGTCATATGTTAGCGTTATTACGCAATTTTCTTCATGCATTTGTGCCTCATGCATGATTCTGACTGACCATTGTCTGGAATAGTCGAGCCTACAGCCTATACAGCGGCCGCATTTTATCCAGACTAATTTTGTAGCGTCACCAGTTGGTGACTTGTGGAATATTAGTTGTCCCCCACCAACGGCTTGCTTTGCCTTGATGGGATGGTAACAGGTTATATTCTGTACCCGCCACGCATTATTCGACCCTGTCGATTTTTAGTGTGCGAGCGGGAGGCTGTTCTAGTGAACAGCCTTTTTGATTTCCTTTTCGAAATCTTTCTTCGGAATGCCATTGTATTACCTCAGTTTTTTGTTTGGGTGCCCGATTATGGTCACCCTGTACATATACGTCAAGTAGAGATATGTACTTTTTCACCCCAAATGCCTGCATTTTTGATGGTGATTTTCCTCTTTTTTGTGTAATTAATTGTTGGTTTTTTGAGGAGTATTTTTAGATGCATTAAATGAAATTTAATCTGCATCTTTTTTATCCTCGCTCTCGCTCGTCTTTTTTTCCGATTCCGGTTTAGTTTTTTGGGCTTCGCCCTTTTTTGCAGTGGTAGGTTTTTCGTCTTGCTGAAGTTTATGCGCTAGACCTAGTTCTACCATTTCTGCTTGGTTTTTATTATCTTGGACAAAGTCCAAGAATTTTGCCGGATCGTTGTCGAACTTCGTTCTTATTGAGCTAGGTAGCTCATCGAACATGGTTTGACCAGTTCGTATTATTTCGAGTGCCGATTGAAAGTCTTCACTCGTTGCGAAGCCATAACTGGCTTCGTTTTTATTAACGTGGTCTAAAGCCCCCGTTTTTTGATATTTTGCCATTATATTATTAATGTCACATTCACTTGTGAATGATTGTTTTGTTAGTGATTCTCCGAGATCGCCTATATCGCCGAGTCTCTCTTTTGGTCCGTATGCTGACCTTATGACAAATGGATTTTTCTTTTTGGTCATTGCCATTTACCTCCCGGTGTTTTAATTCTTAATCTTGATTTATTCTTCGCTTCATCTATTATTTTTTGCATTTTTGGAGTTGTTTTACCTGTTTCGCTTTGCAGCTTTCCCCAGTTTCCTAACACTCCTTTGGCTGTTGACGATTCACCCATAACGCCTGT